ACATCCCTGAACTCACCAGGCATGAGAGGCGAATCATCCCCTTTAATCCTAAGACCACGAGCTTTAAGACCAGCAGGTAAGTTCGATAACGTACCTGCATCAATAAGCTGACGAAGTATGGACGTTGCCGATTTAGCCAGACCACCAATAAGATGAATAAGTCCTGTACCATAAAAGCCAAGGCTAGGAAGATATCTATAATGAATAAAATGCTGTCTTTTACTTTTCTTTTCATCATTTTCATACCAATTTTTTCTTATTGATAATATTGTCCTAGAAGACTTGTCTATTGTAACAATATATGGTCTTGCTAGACCATCTTTATCTTCAAAAGGTTCTGGCATATCAAGGTCTACATGCATCTCTAATATGGTGTGCCTGTCATCATCATCATAAACCGACTCACTTCCATCCATTTGGTCATACTTTTCTTGTATCTCTGAGTCATCTACATGTGGTTCTGGTAGTTCTACGTCCTTATAGAACCCATTTACTTGTAACTCTCTAACCTGATTCTGTGTCTTTTTCATCACATGTGTGTACCTTGAGCAAGACATAAGGTCTGATGCCCCATACGATACAACAAAGTCTTCAGCAGGGACAAACATTGAGCATGGTCTTTCCATGATTGGATCATAGTAGACTTTTTTGAAAGCAGAACCCGCTAAAGGCAATCTAAACAGTAGCTGCTCCATTTCATCACGATACTCTGTCATTTCTTCTGTTAACATGTAGTTCATCTCATGCTCTACACGCTTTGACTGCTCGTTCTTTTCTTTTGTTTGCTTTCCCACAACTTTTGTTCTTACAGGTCCTGCTGCTGGGAATATCTCTCCCATAGCCTGCGCTTGAAACCTAACAATAGCTTCTGATAGTAAAGGATGGAAAACTCCTGAAGCACCTTCCCAAGGCTGAGTTCGCTCTTCAATCTTCATTCCTAAAAGATCAAGACCTTTTATGTATGACCTCGACCACTCTTTTCTTGATGTTCTATCTGATTCGAAATCCTCTACAAGGTCAGATGCCATCTCCTCAAGATCGCTGTCCTCTATGAACTCAGCTAGGTTTGAATTGTGATCAGGTCCCATCAGTTCTTCTGTGGCACTTCCCTCAAAGTCTATAACCATCCCACCATCATCTGTGCCAATAGACACAGCATCTGGATTGACTATCTCAACTTTGAGTTCTGACTCTTCAGGGTTTCCCCCTTCTTCTACCTCAAAGGGTTCTAAGTTTTTATCTACTGCCATTATCTAATAGAGAAAGTTGTACCTCTAGTGGCTAGACCTCCGCCTCTCATCTTCATGGTCTTGCCGCCCTTCTTCATGCCCTTCTTCTTCATAGCACCTCCGACTGCGTAACCTTTTTTCATTTTACCGCCAGCTCTAGCCATCTTTTTATTCATCTTACCGCCACCAGCGTACATCTTCTTTTTCATGGCTCCTCCGCCTCTGGCAGTCATCTTCTTTTTCATCGCACCACCAGCCTTGGCTGTCATTTTCTTTTTCATTGAACCGCCAGCTTTTGCTGTCATCTTTTTACGCATTTTACCACCACCTGCGGCTCCTTTTTTCTTCATAGCTCCACCTGCTTTTGCACCTTTTTTCTTCATCATTCCGCCTCCAGCTTTCCTGATCTTAAATTTTTCTGCTTCTTTCTTTGTAACTTTTTTAGGGGCATATTTATTAGCATACTGCCTTAGTGTAAGACCTTCTTTTTTTAGATCAGCTTGTGTGACAGCTAGTTTTTTAACACCATTCTTATCAAAGAAATATAATTGTCCTGCCTTCTTAGCAGCAGCTATGCTTCTTGGCTTACCTGCTAGTGGGTCTGTTTTCTTAGGGGGTTTATTCTTAACTTGATCTGGAGCCTTGCTTTTTTTATTAGTGGCTGCACCCAAAGCAGGAGTGGTTACGTTTAGGTTATTTCTATCTTTTCTTAGGTTTGGTACACTGCTAGGTTTTTTTGCTGCCTCTTTTTTAGCCTGTGCAGGTCTTTTTATTTTTACGTTTCCACTAGCATCTGTCGTTACTTGATTGCCTACGATCATACCTAGACCTGGTCTTTCTTTCTTAGTGAAGCCTGTGCCTCCAGTTTTTTTAGACCTAGCTAAAGCCTCACGAATTTCTTTTCTTCTTTTTTCTGCCTCTGTCATAGCAAGTTACCCCTGTAGTTTTGTTTAGATTAATACTATGTTACTTTGTAAGTCAATTTCTTTTGGACTATTCCACCTCCACGCATACCTATTCTACCACCTTTTTTATACCTAGGTGAAAACTTTCTTCCTGTCATAGTGTGGCTATCTTTAATGTGTCTTCTTATATCTCTAAGTTTGATAGTTTGATCAAGAAAATCTGAATAGCTTATCTTCTTTGCTCTATAGTCAGCTATAGCTTTCATATATTTGATTTCATCTGAACTAAAAGCTGCCATTATTTTTTTTTCTTTTTATATTTCTTCTTAGGTTTTACAAACTTCTTTTTACCTCTAACCAGTTGTGATTTCATACTGGCTCTAGAAATTGTCATCGTACTTTATATCCTGATAAACTTGCTGAACCTGATCTGGCTATACCACCACCACGCATTGCTGTTGTTTTTGTGGCGTTATCTTTTCCAGAAATCCTTTTTTTCATCTCTTCAGCTTTTCTTCCAACAAACTTTGGTTTACGCATTCCTAATTTTGTTGGTCTTTTTGCTTTTGCTCTTCTTTTAGCACCTCTTTCTATGCCACCTCTTATAGCAAATCCTTCACGATTTATAATTCCACCAACTTGTTTTTTTCTCTTTCCTGCATCTTCAATATCTTTAACAGTAATAACACTTCTTAATCCTAAAGCTCTTGCTTCTTTTCCAGACAATTTAGGAAGTTCGATTATTTTTCCGACTTTATTTTTATATCTAGGCATTAGTAATACTCCACTGGTCTTCTGTATTTTGGTTCGTCATCCCAATCATCTCTTTCTGCTCTGACCCAACCCCCTTGACGAAATCTTAGCAGGGCTTGTGTCGTACTATCTACAAGGTCGTCATTTTCACCTGTGGGAAACGAGGCACATTCTTCAATAACCTCATCAGCCCATCTTGATGGATAGTACCATATACTCCCACTAGAAAACAAGTCTGTAACTGCGTTGACCCTTGCTATTTTATCGTTTCCCCTAGTGGGTGTGAAGTCTGTAACGGGTATTCCCATCTGTCTAAGTTCAAATACCAAAGGCGCACCCGATGCTTTTGCTTCTACTATCATCTGATCTGGCTCAAATTCCCAATATTTATCGTAAGCAGCCCGTTTTAGCTCTGGAAACTCTAGTTTTTCTTTAAATGCATCCAAAAGAATCAGGTGTGGTCTTGTTTCATCGACATCTTGATGATGATAGAACACTCCCCATGTGGTACAGGCACTATAATCGCTTCTTTCTGTCTTTAAAAACGCTGTATCCCACGATTGAATGATGCATTCGCAGGGTGGAAGCTCTGATTCGGTCCATTCGTTCCACCATTCACGCTTAATTAACGCTCCTTCTTCCGATGTGGGGTCTTGTTGATACTGTGCGTTCCATTTTGCTACAGGTAGTTCCGCTTTTAGGCTCTCTAATTCAGGCAAACTCCAAAATTCACCCCATAAAGGGTTACCAGAGGGCATAATTGCAGGTAATTGTATGAGTTCCCACTCATCTGCACCCTCTCTTTCCTGCATAACCTTCAGTAACTGACCTGTTAGGTCACGTTTTGACCATCTAGTCATCACAAGTATGATCGCACCTCCAGGCTGTAGACGCTGACGAGGACCTGATGTGTACCATTCGTATACTTTGTCGTATACATCGGGGTTGTACTGCCCTAATTGAGCCTCCTGTTCCGAATGTGGGTCATCAATTATGAGAATATCCGCACCTTTACCTGTTACAGCACCACCAACACCAATAGCGAAGTAGTCGCCACGCTTGTTTGTGTTCCATCTACCTGCTGCTTTACTGTCTGTTGAGAGTTCTATGCCTTTAAAAACCTTTTGATAATCTTCTGACTGTATAAGGTTACGCACCTTTCTACCAAAGCCAACTGCCAACTCTGCTGTGTGGGCGGTTTGGATCACCTTCTTATCTGGATACTGACCCAAAAACCATGCAGGGAATAGAAATGATGCAAACTCTGACTTGGTATGACGGGGTGGCATATTGATTATTAATCTTTTTAGCTCGCCACGAGCAACTTTCTCAAATGCTTCAGCCATAACCTGATGGTGGGGTCCTCCTATAAAGGATGACCACATCATTTTAACAAATGTTAAGAAGTCTGTTTTTGAGTCTTCTTTATTTTTGGCTTCTTCGTATGATTCTAAAAGTTTTAAGAGTTCCTTTTGCTGATCCGTGGGTAGGGTGGATAGCTTACCTTTGATATCTTTTAGCTCTAGGTTCATTGTTTCTTTCTGTTTCGCCTAGCAGATACAACTCTTAGGTTTGACTTCTTGTTGTTTCTTGGGTTTCCATCACGATGATCGATATGTTTTTTGTCACCCTTCTTTACTGCGCCCTTCTTAAGGGCTGCCCTTCTGTTTTTATTTCGCAAGGCTCGTTCTTGCTTCATCTTTTTAGATGCGTGATACTTTCTGTACTCACTCATTTAAAACTTTTTAGCATGGCAACTAAACCTCCCATATTGTAACCACGCTCTTTTCTAAGAGCATCACGAGCAGATGTCTCTATATTTGTTCTTATTGCTTCTCCTAGCTCACCGTAACTTGCATCTGGGTCTTTGTAGCCTGGCATCTTTATTAAATTATCTAGCATACTTACATAAGCCTCTTCTCTTCTCAAAGCCTCGTTTGCCCGTGTAGTGGGATCATCATATTCAGTGTAAGCAGGAAGCTTGTAACCCAAAGCTCTAAGCAAGTCTAAACCATAATGTGTAAGCTCGTGTCTAGTAGTTCTTTCATAAGGCATACGTTCTTTTGCTTCTTGCATATCTTCTTTTGTTGGCATAGTGCCTTCTTCTCTTCTTCTTTTTAGACTTCTGTCTACATCTTTTATTCCTAAAGCCTCAAGCAATCTTTCGAAGTATCCTGGCTTGAAGTCCTGACCCTCTTTAGTTGCTTTTTTTATACCTTCTTCTGAAAAAATAGTTTTTACAGTCTTTGTAGGCTTTCCTTCAAGCATACCCTCTACAACTTCTTGTGTGTACTTTGGTTGTTGTATAAATATTTCTGGAATGTTTGGGTATCTTGATCGTGTTCCTGTATAAGTACGTTTTGCACTTTCTGTGGGCAGATATAATCCACGCAAATTTGTATCTGATGCTGATTCTACATTCTCATACTTCTTGACCACTTCATCTAATCTTTTTTCTGATTCAGATTTTGTAACTCCATCTTTTCTTGGAAGTATGTATTTTAGAATCTGACCATAATCACCGCCAGTAAGTTTTTCTATTCTTCTAAGAGCAAGCTCTGCAACAGGGTCATCTTTTATACCGCCACGATTCTCAAGCTCTGCCCTAAACTCAATATCGCCTAAACTATATGGCTTACTCCTAAACGGACTGGGTGGGGGGAACTTTGCAGTCTTTAATGCACCTGATTTTCTTTTCGCCATTTTTTTCTTTACATCCTTTCCCTTTACGGTATACCGTTATAATACGGTATACCTCTTAACGGTATACCTAAACTATAAAACTCTTTTACGGTATACCTATTATGGAAATAACCTTACCCATACTCTGGAACTTTATACTGACTTTAGTTATAGCACCAATAGCTTGGTATATCAAATCCCAAAGTGATGAACTCAAAAGAGTTCAGATACTCCTCAATAAAACACGAGAACAATACGTTCACAAGAACGACCATAAAGATGACATCGATAGAGTGGTGGAACACCTAGTAAGACTAGAACAGAAGCTAGATAGCCTCATAGCCACCAAATAAGCGTCACTCAGAGGGCAGTGAACCCAAATACAACACCAAGTGCCACCAGACAAGTAAACCCTCTGTATCGCCTTCTATAAGCCTTTCCATAATATACGAAAATAACACACTAAAGATAACCCATTCACTAACCTTAAAGCGTTTTAGGAAATCGATAGTATTATTCATGCAGATTACTATACATATGTCGTGCCTAGCGTGTCGCTTGTCATCGGGGGGTGGGGGTAGGTGGGGTTATTCTCCTAGCAGTAATCGTATCTTATCGTCTAATTCTTTCTTAATCTGATCGGCAGACTTAGATTCATCTTCTATTACATGGTTATTAGAAAATAGGTTTACCTCTCTTATCTTTCCTAGCAGTTCTAATGCTCTGACTCTGCTTGTCGGACTACCATTTTCGAAATCTCGACTCTCTTGTTCGAGGGCTGTAATTATTTTATCTCTTCGACCGAGCGATTGCGTCAACCGAGTCTCTTCTAGTTGTCGTTTTCGCTCTTCATAAAATGGGGAAAAATTGGGGCTATGAAATAATAAATGTGCTTCTTTTCGAATATTCGCATCACTCATCTTTTTACAGTCATAAGCCGATTTATATGCCGCTGTATAAGTGTATGCATTTTCTACTCCTATTCCTAATATCAGGTCTAAGAATTTAGACTGCTTGGCAGTCAGGCGAGTCCTGGCACGACCTTTGCCTTTCACTAATCTCAGTTTTGTCATTTTCCTACCTCTCAAATAAAAGTTCACTTGAACTTTTTTTATATTAAAAAAATACAACTTTTTTTTTGTACTACTCTTGAAATATCAAAATTAATACCTATATATAATATATAACAAATTAATTAATATAAATAAATGGAGTGATTAAATGACTAAATTAAATATATCAATATCTAAAACTACTACTGATAACATTGCCACTTTTCTTAAAGATATCTCTAGGGAAGATGCAAATAGAGCCGATGCCACGACAGGCATAAATCTTGCCAATATCGGAATCTACTGCGAGACCATAGCAATTTTCAATGCCTACCCTAAAAACAAAATTTCTGTTGCTGATATGAAAGTGCTTAAAAATTCTCTTCAGGATGCGGGAATGACAGAGGGCAATGCAAAGCGAAAAGCTGAGAAGACTCAATGGGCATTTAGAGCATTACGAAAAGATGACAAATTGCCTAGTCAGGCTACTCCTGAAATGGTGCGAACTATTTTGAATGAAGACTATGAAGTTTTTTCTGAAGCAAAATTGACCTCTGTCTTTAATCCTAAGAAGCCACTTTCAAAAGCTGAGACCATTATCAAGCAAATTTTTGGAGAAGCTAAAGCTGATGGCAATGGTGTAAAAGGTGGTCTAGATGCTAGTGATTTTGCTGAGTTCGTTACCCTCTACGATGCTGAAAAGATCGCTAGAGAAATCAGGGTAAAAGCTGAAGCTGAAGCACAAGCACAAAAAGATGCTGAAGTTGTTGCACAAGATGAAACTGCTGAAGCAATGGATGAATTGGTAGGAGATGATTTTACCTCTGACGATATCCCTAACGCTCAAGCTGATATGGATAACAATCCATTCAATGCCACCATGCAGTAAAGTAAAACCTTTAGGGGATGGGAAAGTTCACTTGAACTTTTTCATCCCTTTGTGGATTTGCTTTAGATATTTTTTTATTTTTTTTAAAAACTTATCATCAGCTTATCATCGACTCGCACCTCTCATTGTAGTGTGCAACTTGTAGTGATCAACTAGTATAGTAGTACCTAACTTAGTTCATAATAAATAGGAGTGAAACATGAACATAATGAAAATGTCAGATGCCAAGGCATCATTAATATCCGTGCTAGATTATAACGATAGTCTAGCAGATAACCATCAAGATGCAGATAAGATCGTGCCTTACATCGTAGGTCAGGCAGGTCTAGGCAAAACTTCCATCGTGCAACAAGCTTGCCAGGAATCTAATCGTGGTCTCGTAATGCTATCACTAGCACAGTTAGACCCTACCGAACTCGGAGGTATTCGCATACCATCTGAAGATCGTAAATCTGTGAACGTAACCAAACCTGATTGGTTTGTAGAGGTCGAGCAAAAAAGTTCAAGTGAACTTAATGGAGGTGTAGTATTTTGTGACGAGTTAGCACAAGCACCTATCTCAGTTCTCAATACTGCAAGGCAGTTAATTAACGAGGGTCGAGTTGGGCAATGGCATTTACCTAAAGGTTGGCATGTCATATCGGCAGGCAATCGATTGTCCGACAAGGCAGGAGTTAATAGACTCCCTAGTCATATGAAAGATTGCTTGACGTATTTCAATGTCGAGGGAGATGTTGAGGACACTTGTAATTACTTTGTCGATATAGGTGTTGACTATAAAGTGATAGCATACCTCAGAGCAAATCAGGACTTCTATTGCAAAAATGATCCTAGTCAGGACAGTAATCCTACACCTAGATCATGGCAGAGAGTAGGTAACATGCTGAAGATGAAAGGCTTGGATGCTAGAAGATTGACTCAAATGATCGCAGGTCAGGTAGGCGAGTCTGCTTGTGCCTCTTTCGTAGGTTTTCTGAAGATCATAGCCGATGTTCCTGAGTTCTTGGATTTGGACAAATTGGTAAACAATCCTGAGAAAGCTAGTCTGCCTGATAGACCTGACGTTATGTATGCTCTATGTTCAGCTTTGTCTTTCAAGGCTAACAACAAAAACATAGGCAATATCATAAAGTATGTCGAGCGACTCAAGGCTAGGGAAATGGGTGTAGTTCTTATCAAGGATGCTATCAGGAGAGACAAGACTCTTCGTTCCAATGCTGACGTTAAGAATTGGGTTAGAAACTCAGGTAGGGAGCTTGTACTGTAATGGATATTGAAACAAAACTTGCTAGAGGAAAAACCAAACTCATTCTTCAAAATCCATTCTATGGTTGTAATCTAATCACTATTCCCATCTCTGAGGTGGGAGATGATATAACTAGAACTATGGCTACTGATGGCAAAGGTATCTATTGGAATAGGAATTTCGTTGAGAGTGTGACCGAGGGTCAGGTAGTCTTTACATTTGCCCATGAGATTTTGCACATACTGTATAAGCATCCTCTAAGGCAAAAAGGTAGGGAAGGCAAAAGATGGAATAAAGCATGTGATTATCCTATTAATCAGATACTTAAAGACTCAGGTTTCGAACTTGTAGACAATATTCTAATCGATGCCAGGTACGGGTATCTGCCTGCCGAGGTCGTTTACAATAAGCTTGCAGAGGAAGAGGATGATGGAAAAAGTTCAAGTGAACCTTTTGGGGATGTTATCGAGCCTACTAATCCTGATGGCACTCCATTGTCCGATGTAGCTAGGGCAGAGTTGGAGGGTCAGATTGACGAGAAACTTCTGAACTCATCCAAGCAGATCATGGCAGGCAACCTACCAAAAGAGATCAAGGACATGGTAAAGAAACTGCTAGAGCCTAAAGTTGATTGGAGAGATCAGTTGTTGCGATATGTTCAGGGTGGCGATCAACCTGAAGACTTTACATTCTCTCGTTTTCGCAAGGCTACCTTGGAGACATGTGGGACTCTTATGCCGACAAGCAATCGTGTGGGTGTATCTGATCTGATCGTACTGCATGACCAAAGTGCTAGTATGCAAACTGAGGAGCATCAGGTTGCCTTTACTGAGTTGAACGAGATCACTTCGACTCTGTCACCTAAGAGCGTCACTCTCATACCTTTTGATACTGACGTAGATGAGGACAAGATAGTCTACTATGATAGAGGAGAGGAGATAGAGGAGTTGGAACTCGTCAAGAATGGTGGCACTAGCATAATGCCATGCTTCAGATACATAGAGGAGAATGGTCTAGTTGATGAAGATACCAAGGTAATTGTTATGACCGACATGGGCATATTTGATTATCCTAAAGGCGATATGATACCTGACTATGACGTATTGTGGTGCAACTGTTCAGGTACTGACGAGAAAGCACCATTCGGAGATACTGTGCTAGTAAAATCCGATAGATAAAAACCATAGGGTCTATTTGGTTCAAGTGAACTTTTTTAGACCCTACAAAATATAAGGAGTGAAAGATGACTATAACTGTAGATTACCCAATGTTGGAGCAACTTCGTAAGAATATAATACATTCTGAGAAGATAAAGGACAGATTGTTTAAGGAGTTTATTAGTTGGTATTTTGAGCCTATGACTAACAGCCATTTTACATCAACGAATATGACTAAATATGTGTTCCATGAATTGAATAGAAAATTAGAACACAATTTTGAGGACATAGTAAGTGAGTTTTTAAAAGAAAACTATAAAGAAGAGGAGTGATACAATGAACTTATTTAAAACTGGGTTAGCATCGCCTAACAGAATAGTAGATGCATACAACGACACTATCAGGAATATAGTACACACATACGATATTCCTAAAGATATTGTAAAAGAGGTCTTTAACATAAAGGAATCATACTACAAGCAGATGGACAAAGATAACTTATCTGATGAGTCTTGTGAATGGTTGGCAAACTTTGAGTCATCTTGTGATGCTGTATACAATACGTCAGGCATACCAAAACCTTTAGACGATATGTATGGATATGCTAGTCACATTCGACAATATCGAAAGACAAAGACAAATAAAAAGGGTGGCTTTACGTCTATGAAAGACAAGTATTCAGATATTGTTCTACGTCACTTTTCTAATACTATTGATACAAACTTTTCAAGAGCATCCTCTGATAGAGTATTCCGTATAATGGTCGGAGATAATGATTACGATAGAGGATATACTGCACCTAGCGAAAACAATCATTATCATATAGTTAACCTATCGCTGACATGGAGTAAGAATATCTATAGACAAGACCTTGCAGTAATACCTAATGGTAAACGTAATGTCTTGACCCTGACCCTTACACCTGACCCTTATCGACACTTAGAGAGTGAGGGCATACAATGTTTCAGAGGTAACTTTCTAGATGTACGATTCAAGCATCGAGGTCGTGGACAGTATGGCTATGAGTTTGTTCCTGAGTATCTGAAAAATCAGGTACTGCTTGTTAAGGAAACAAGTGATGGCAAGATGTTCGGTGTTGGCAACAGCATACACAAAGCAAAGTCTTTGCTTGAGCGTAGGCAAAATGCCAAGGTTATGAAATCTATGTTGGAGAGTGTGTAATGACA